ATAATGTTCTATTGATATAATATGACTTATATTCTTTTTCGGTAATATCATCAACCATAATATCGTCTTTGTTATGGTTGATTGAGTTTAAATAATCAAAGTGGTTCATAGGTTTTGTATCACTGTTTGCATACGCATTACATCCATTACACAATCATGTCTCGCATCATGTTTAAAAAACTTTTCTGCACATCCTTCTGGAATATAATCGTTCTTAACATCAGACCCCCAAAGCAAACCATCAAGAAATGATCTTGTATCACGAACCATCCAAAATGGATAAGGAACTTTTTTACCAGTATCATTTAAGATACCTTCAAAGAAAGGAATATCAAAAGTATTTCCGCGAGAAAACACTGTTTTTAGGTTATTGATATTTACATTCTGCACAAAAAAGTTATAGGTTTCGCTAATATCTTTATCATTTTCTGATGGAACCATCACTGCTGCTGTTGTTTCTTTGGGTTGGTTATTCCACCAATCAAGCGTAGATTTTGAAATCTTACGATCATAAACTTCCACTTGCTTTTTAACATCATATTTAATACTAACACTACTATCTAAAAGTTCTTCATAACTGTATGGATTATTTGTAAATCTTGCCCTAGAGAAAGTAAGCAGACCTAAAGATAATACAACACCTCTGTTTACATCAACAGAAAGTGTTTCAAAATCATATATCACACAATCATTTAACCCTTCATAAGCAACACTCATTCTATGAACTCCACATTTGCCATTATTTCAGTTAGACATGCAACCGTATTGATTTCTAAATCAGCAACAAAAGCATTCTTATATTGATATTCCGCAAGAATTAGAACAACTTGAGGGATAGCATGAGGTTTGATATGATTTGACATTTTATCATAAATTCCTCTAAAGATTGCAGAACTATCAGTATCAATGTTGTTCACCACCCAAGACCGCATTTTCTTAAAATCTTTATCTTTGATGAATTTTAAGAGAGCATCAATTTCATTGATACCAGTACTATTAGAACCGCTATTACTAAGAACACCACCCACAGATCGTCTTTGTACTTCATTTAAAACCCTTCTCCAATCAGGAGCATGTTTCATGATAATCTTAACAAGGTCTTGATCTTCAAATTTTACATTCTCTTGTTCAAGAATATTTCTAGCATGTTTAAAAAAATCACCACAAAGACTTGCCATTTCTTTTTTGGATGTATTAAATTCATAAACACCACATCTTGAATGAAGTGGTTCAATAATACGATTTTTAAAATTGCATGTCATTATGAAACGACAATTATTACTAAATTCCTCTATAAATCCACGTAATGCAGGTTGAGTTGATTGTGGATTGAGATAGTCTGCCTCATCCAAAATTACAACTTTATAACCACCTTGTAAAGATACAGTAGAAGCAAATTGTTTAATCTTTCCACGTAAAGTGTCAATATTGCCATCCTCAGAACCATTAATAATTATATAATCAAGTCCTAAAGTATGACATAACGCTTTGGCTATTGTTGTTTTACCAAGACCAGCAGTTCCAGTAAACAACATGTTTGGAATTTCACTGGTCTTAATAATTTGTTTAAATGTTTCTTTTAGATCAGATGGTAGAATAGTCCTCTCAATAGTTTGTGGGCGGTATTTCTCCACCCACAAAAATTCATTATCCAACTTTCGTTGTAATTCAACATCCATAATATAATTGTATCCTTATAGGAATTTACTAACTACTCTTCTGCTTGCTCTTGCTTATAGTTTTCAACAATCTGCACACCTTGAGTACACTGATCCCTCAACTGTCCAATTGTTGATAATTCTTCACCACGAAAACCACCACGCTGCGTTACTGTATCAATTACTGCAATCGCACTGCGAGAAATTTGATTCATAAGGTCATATGCTTTTTTATGTGGGTCTTCAACTTTTTTATTTTTATCGTCAGCCATTTTTAATTACTCTCCGTAAGTAGATGTTTTTTCAAGCGCAATCCAATATTGCAATTTAGTTTCAGTATTAGTCAATTTTGAAATCAATTTTGATGAAATCTCCACATCATAATTACCAGTTAAAATTTTCAAGTTGTTAATGTTATACACAAACTTATAACTACTTGAATTTTCTTCAACAGGAATATCAATAGAAAAAGTATTCGCTGTAGAATTATCAGTTGTCGTTACCGTCAATTTCGCAAGACCGTCATTTCCACTAGATTCAATGATCAATTCTGAGTGACCTAGTGCCGATGCCGCTCGTTTTAGTTTATTTAATGTATCCATATCTAGGCGAAATTTAACGTCACCTTCTGGCATCTTTACATCTTTTGAAGATGTTGTCAGCATGTCTGGATCAGAGAAAAAATACTTGATATTTGATCTACCAGTAGAATCTCCAATAGTAACATAATCTCCAGAGAAATCTAACACTGGCGTATCAACCAAACCAAGCACTCCAAGGAATTCACTTAGATCATAAATTCCAAACCTTTGAGGAAAGGTCTGTTCAACTTCTGCTTTTGCCAGAATATTTTTTGCTTCTGAAATAGTTCTGATACTGCTACCATTTTCAATAACAATATTTGAATTAATAGATGCGAAGTTCTTCAATACTTGAATTGTGGCCTCGCTAATCACTTCTCTCATAATTTAATCTCCATTGTTTCATTTCTGCAATTATAACACATAATACTTGAATCGTCAAGCACTTATTTTATTTTACTAAAATTTTTCTTCTTAAAGAATTCTATTTTATTTTCAAATTTTCCATCAAGAATTTCTCCCTTATGTGAAATTACAAAAACATTAGTATCATCATCAAGAGTATATAGTATTTTCATAAGATTGTCAACACCATCATGATCCAAAGAAGAATCAAAAGTTTCATCTAAAATTAGAAGATTGGTTGCTACAGAATTTTTCATCTTGGCGATCATTCTCCAAGTAAACAAAAGTGCTAGATCAATACGTTGTTTTTCACCTTCACTGAAAGAGTCGTATGAAAAAGCATCTCTATGCCTTGAACGAATAGTTTCTTGAAAGGATTCATCCAAATCAAAATGAACAAAAAAATCTAATGTCTGTAAATATTTGTTTACTAAATTATTGATTACAGGCAAGTATTGTTTAATTACTTTAGTCTTTATTCCAGTATCTTTAAGCATTTCTGCCATGGCTGCATTATAAGTATATGATTCATTTATTTCATACCTTTCATTATTTGAACCATTTTTAACGTCCTCTAATTTTTTTAATTCAGAGGTAGCATTTGACAAATCTCCAGTTTTTTCAGAAAGTTTATTTAACTCATCTTGGTAAGATTGTACTTGTTTTTGTAGGCGAGTAATTGTATTATTATTGGAAGATATAATTGACAAATTCTGACTGACTTTATTTGCCAACTCAGTGTACCGCCCAATAGTATCTTCTACAATAGATGATTCTTTAATTCCATGATCCATTGCTTCTTTAAGTTCTTTTGCTTTCTTTTGTGCATCATCAAGATTTTGTGATCTAAGTGTTGGATCAATAATCTGAGTACAAGTTGGGCAAGTTTCATTTTTCTCGTAGAATTTTGCCTCTTTGACCAATGCTTTTATTTTTGTTTTGAATTGGGCTTGATATTGTAGTAGTGCTTGTTTTTTATCATTAGCACGATTTAATTCCTCTTGCATTGTTTTTTGATTTTCATCAATAAACTTCTGACACAATATATTATTGTCTTCCAAAGTATCACACTCAGATATTAAATCAGATATATCAGAATTTCTTTTATCTATAAATTCCTCATTTAATGTGGTCAAATCTTTGATATATTTCTTCTGAGTTTTTATTTGATTTTCAGTTAAATCAATAGTGTATTTTATATCTTTTAATTTTTCACGTAACAATGCAGTTTTCTCTTTAAGAATAATATTCATTTTAGAGAAAACATTTATATCTAATAAATCCTCAATAACATCTCTACGATGTTGTGCTGGAAGTTGCATAAATGGAATAAAAGAACTGCTGCCTAATACTACAATTTGATGAAAAGATTTGTGATTTAGTTTCAAAATATTTTGTTCTAATATTTTTTGATACTCTTTAGCATGGGATGATTGATCAATCATACTACCATTTGTCCAAATCTCAAAAAGGGTTGGCTTTATCCCACGAACAATTTTAAAGTCTTTACTTCCTATTGAGAAGGCAACTTCAACCACACAATCTTTATTATTAATTGTATTAACTAATTGAGGTTTGTTTATGCCACGATGAGGTTTGCCAAATAGCCCAAATGATATGGCATCCAACATAGTTGATTTACCTGACCCATTTAATCCTACAATGAGAGTAGATTTAGAATTATTTAATTTTATTTCAGTCCAATTATTCCCAGTTGATAGGAAATTTTTATACTTCAATGATTTAAATATTATCATGCGATTTCAAGTGCCTGTGCTTCAGTCAATAAATTTCTCATTTCAATTTTAATTCTAGACTTATCTAATTCAGTATCAACATTATCAATGTAACTGTCAAGAAGAGTAGTGGTATCTTCTACAGATACTCCTTCATCACCCACTCTTTCACCTATAAATTCGTCAAAATTCTCAGCAATTTTTAATTCATGTATTTTTCTATTCGTTATTCTATCACAAAATTGATCAAATGTAAAGGGATTAGATTTATTAATTACGACTAATTTAACAAACTTATTGTCTAAATAGTCTACATCATAATTACTATAGTCTGTCTTTGTATCGTCATACAATATCTTTTCAAATAATGTGAAAGGATTAACTATTGCTTCTAATTCGCGAGTTTCAGTATCTAGTACATGAAAGTGTTTAGGGTCATGAGCGTCTGACCAGAAAAATTCCATTTGAGTACCTAGATAAAAAATATTATCTTTTTGGGATTTGGTATGATAGTGACCAGATAAAACCATTTCAAATCTTGAAAATTCTTCTTTATCCATACCATGCGTATTCTTAATTCCACGCATCATATCAAAACCAGATAATTCTAAGTGACCACCAAGAAATGATGCCTTACAATTTTTCACAAAATTCATAGATTCTTCATAGTTCTCAGAAGTAATCCATGGCAATAAACCAATATCTAAACCGCCATAATTCATTACTGTTGGTTTCATAACAATATGAACTTCATTCATATAATGACCCAATAGTTCTTTGAGCGAATTTAACTCGTTAGTATTTTTGAAATATGTGTCGTGATTACCCGGAATAATATCCATAGTCATGCCACGCTCTCGCATAGGGTTTAGAAAACTCTTGCGATTGTGTGTCAATGCTCTAAAGTTAATAAACTTGCGATGATCGTAATAATCTCCCAGATGCAAAATTTGCTTGATATTATGATTGTCACAATATGGAAATAATATTTCTTTATAAAATTTTGCCGCATTATCTAAAAAAATATCAGAGGCATTTCTTATACCTGTATGCGTATCGTTTAATATTAATAATTTCATTCTAAAAAGTCTTTCAAATCGGAATCAACATTAACTGTTCTTTTTTTCCTTTGTTGTTTCTCAGCCTTACCAAATTCTTTTATTTCTGTGTCGTATTCTTTTACTTTGTCAATTCGGTCTTTGAGAACATCAATGAAATGTGTCGCGACACCAGTTGAAGCATCGCCATTTTCAGTAACAAGGAACGCTTCTATACCAGATTGAGACATATATTTTTCTTTAATATCTTGTTGTTTCTTCTCTTTGGCAATTCTTCTTAGGAATGCATACCAAATGATTTGAGTGAAATAAGCAAAGGCGTTTGGTTTACCACTTCTAGTAGCAGCATTAATATTATAATTTTCTACTGCCTTTAAACAATTCTCTACTGCGTCCATAACCATTTCTTCACGATAGGTATACCTAATAAAATTAGATTTATGAGAAAGATTTTCAGCAATTCTTAAAAAACATAATGCCAAATAATTTGGAACTACAGGCAATTCTTCATTATTATCTCTTGCTTCATTTATAGTTTTAACATATTCTACAATTTTTTCTGAAAATTCGGCATTATTTACATAATGGGTATTTTTTGTTTTGGCCTTTGGCATTCAATTCACTCCTTGTATTCCTACTATTATACCACAAATAGACGGTAATGTAAAGCATAATTATTTTATTTTATTTTAGGGGTTGACAGAATCATAAGTTAAGTGTATAATAAGGAGAATCCTTTATAGGGGGGAATCAATGTTTATAACCTGATGGAAATTTTATAATATTTTCATCGCTGTCAAGCATTTCGTGAAATTTAACTTCTAAATCTTCCTTTTTATTATATAACCTTTCCATCCAAGTTTCAACATCTAAATCCTCATCCACTTTATTAGTAATGGCTTTGTCAAATTGACTTATTAAATCCTCGCTAGGTACTGCTATGGCTAATATATGCATATCATTTAATGAAATAAGTTCTTGTGTTTTTTCTTGGAATGAAATCCAAGGCCGAAGCATACCATAACTTCTATTCGCATCAATTTCAATTTTACAAATCTGAAGTGCGTGACGAACTATAAGTTCATCATCAGTGATATCTACTATTTCACAAAGTATTTCATCTCCTGATGACATTTTTATTTGTTTTACTCTTTCAATATCTTTAGCACTCATAATTTCACCTCGTATTTTTTAAAGTTGAACTGTTCTTTTTTGTATATTTTTAATCGTTCTTCTCCATGAAGTAAAGCATAATTCATTTTCTTTTTATGCCGTAAATCGTCTATCACATCATATAATTTAGTAATTCTTCCATCGTCACTTTTTCGCAATCCTCTACCAACACTTTGCAGCACTCTAATTTGAGATTTACTTGGTGAAGCAAATATTATATTGTGTAGGTTTCTAATATTTATACCAGTACTAAAGGTTCCTAGAGATGCAACAATGATTGCGTCCTTTTGACTTTCTACAATTTTTCTAATGGCTTCTCTATCTGCCGCTTCTGTTGCTCCAGAAACAAAAAATACTTTTCTCTTATCTTCTTTTTTATCGCATATTAAATCATAAAGAACCTTACCATGCTTTTCCACAAATTGAAATAGTACTAGTGTATTGCCATCCATACCTAATGATAAATTGCGAATAAATTTATTTCTTTTTTCATTTAAAACAATCCAATTAATTTCTTGTGCATAGGTGTTTCCTACGTTTTGAAAACAATCATCCTCATCATATTTCAACTTTAACATATATATTTCAAGAGGCGCAAGTGTTGAATCGTCTTGTAGTTTTTTAGTAGTAGTTACCTTTATTACCTTTCCAAATAATCCTTCTAAAACCAATTTGTGAGTTTCAGTACCATCTAAAGTTCCAGTAGTTCCAAATCTATATGCAGTGTTTCTACTTTTATTCATAATAGATGTTAAGGATTTTGATTTAAACCCATGACACTCATCACCAAAAATTACACCAAAATTTGAAAACCATGGTGCAGGTAGTTTGTAAATAGATTGCCAAGTTGATATAATTATTCTTTCTTTTATTCCTTTTTTTGCTTGACCAGAGTAAATAAAATGGCAATCCTTTTCTATATTAACACTATTATCGTGTGAAGAATAATCACTAAAATCTGCAAACATCTGTTGAACAAGAGAAGTAGTTGGAACAATAACCAAAACATTATCGTGATGATTTTCCATATACCATCTCAT